AAGAAGCTGAAGAAAAAGCTGCTCCCGAGAAGCCTAAGTCTAAGCCTGCCAAAGGTACTAGAACCAAGAGTAAGGGTGCTGGGGAACAACAAAAAGCTGCTCCCAAGAAGCCTGAAGAAGACGTTATTGAGGTGGATAAGGATGGAGTTGCTAAAAAGAAAGGATCTGACACCAAGAAAGACACTACTAAAAAAGATGCCAAACCTTTAAAGCAAGGCAATACAACAAGACTTACAAAGTGGAAGCCTAAAGGTAGCGGGTCAACAAACAACCTTAATGGCTATCCCATCGCAATTGTTATGGAGTCTGAAGGTAAGTACAATGCTAAGTATAAAGGTGAGGAGATTCAGGATATTGGATCTACTTTACAGGAAGCTGAAGCTAATGCATTCATTAAGTTTGCATCTCCAGAGCAAAAAGAAAAAGCAAAAAAATCCAAGTCATCAGATAAGGTTAAAAATCTAGAAGAAAAGCTAGCTCAAGCAAAGGCTGAACAAGATATTGAGGAGAAGGCTAGAGATATCGTAGCAAAGAACGGTAATGTTGTGACCCAGTCTGTTAGGGATGCAGCAGAAACCCTCAATGAAAGAAAGGCTGGAACCGGAACAATCTTCCTTAAAGAGGCTGAAAGATTTGAGGCTCTTATGAAGCCTCAAAATGCTGGCAAGTTTGTACCCAGACAGAATGGTCCTGAAGCTAGGATTAGAGAAATTCAATCTCAGATAGATAATCTTAAAGGTAAGAAGGTTAAAGCTCAAGGTCCTACCGAGACTAAGCCGAAAAAATCTTTTAAATATATCAAGGATACACCCCTTCCAAAAATTCCTGGTATGGTGGGAAGAAAGGTTCGTGTTGCAGCTGGAGAAAATAAAGGGAGTTATCAGATTTATGTTGATGGCAAACCTATAGAACTATTTTCCAGTTCAAGCGATAGCGCTAGTAGAAAACTAAACAACTTAACTAAAGAAGAACTTGAAAAAGTTTATCGAAGAACTGAAGCTAAAGCTAACCAAGAAAAAACTGCAGGTGAACGTGCAGCCTCTAGGTTTGCTCGTAGTCGTGACAGACAAGCTGATACCCAATCAAGTCAGGAGGCTAAAGTTGCTTCAGCAAGAAACGCTGCTGAAAAGAAATTAGCAGAAGCTAATCCGATTGCAATTGGTAACTTTAGGCGATCAGATATTTATCCAAAGTCTGGAAACAATGTAAATGTTACTCCTTACATAAGGGTGAACTCAGCTTTATCTGAAAAGCTTGGATCTCCAGGATTAGATGTAGTAGTTCAGTACAAAAATAAAGATGTTGAAATAATTTACTTTAGTGCTGTAGATGCTGAAACAGCTAACAGCTTAGTTTCTATTATCGAAGAGCAGGCTCCACTTTTTAATGAGTTTCTTCAGCAAGAGGTAAAGAGTAGAAATGCTTTGCTATTTCCAACTGGTATAAAAGATAGTGGTAAAGAACAGCTTTCATTGCAAAGATCAATAGATAGACTGAAGGAGAAAAGTCAAAGAACAAAAACTCCTTTGTCAGAAAAAGACAAAGCTACCATAAGAGATAATCAAAAAACTATAGAGAGGCTTAAGAAACAAGCTGATATAGAGTATAACCTAGTCATGCCTGATAACCACGACAAAGGTATAGAGAATTTTATTAAGCTTTTGGAGGATAGAGGCGTAGATTCCCAGGCATTTAATGACGTATTAAATCCTGTAATGTATCGAGATGAAGATGGAAACTATGTAGGCAGGGTTCCACAACGTTTTATTGAAGATGATAGCAATGTACTAATAGATGGTACTGTAATAGAAGATGATGGTACTGCTCCAGTAGAGAATACTGGAGATAACGAAGCAGAGATTGTCAAGGAGCTTAATCAGGTAGCTCGTGGGACAGAAGACGTAGTCTATAACGATAAAACAGGCGACTATGAATATCGCCAAGATCCAAAAAAAAAAGTAGTTAGTGATGATGTAGTTGCCCCTAAAGATGCTGACGAGAAGATAGAGTTTACACACCCTCAAGAACTTGAGAAGTTTTCTGATAGCTTTAGAGAAAGCTATGAAAATATGCTTGATGCTTGGTCGCAAAATGATTCAATGTTTGTTGTTGAAGCATTAAACAGAACTGTAAAAGAGGGTGGTCTGTCAGCCAAAGATATAAATAAAATTGTAAAAGATATACAATCTAATGAAGGCTACAACTTTAATCTTCCAGCTTCCCCGTCAAGAAAAGATAATGTAGATGCTCTTACTGAATATCTAAATAGTAATTTAGAAGATGGTCCTGTAGAAATAGAAGATGAATCTGAGTATGATGTTAGCGATGAAGACTTAGGTTGGTCTGAATCAAGAACAAAAAATCCAGTCAAGGGATTTGATTCTGCAGAAGAAGCTAGCAATGCTATAGTATCAGAGCTTAATGAAGTCTTCGGTAGCAAGGCTGTAAGAAGAATGATTGATTCTGGGTTCATAACTATTATGACTTTAGATCAGGCAAGAAGCTCTTCGTTAAGATACAAGAAACTAAGCGGTGAAACTAATGCTTTTGTTGATGCTCAGACAGCAAAGATAGTATTCTTAGTAGACAATATAGCTAACAATACTAACGATGTAAGAGGTTTAATATTCCATGAGCTTGGCGTACACTATGGAAAGAACATCTTATCTGATAGCGAGTTTAGTAATGTGCTTGAGCAAGTATACAAGCTAGCCTTAAAATCAGACCCTGTTGTTTCTGCTGCTGTTGATGAGGTTCTAGAGAACTACTCCGCAAATGGCGATAGTTTGTTTGGAGTCAGAGCAGGACCTCCATCCCTACCTGAGAACTCCCCGTTCTGGGAAGAAGTTCTAGCCCACGTAATACAAAATAAAGCAGCTGAAATAAAGCCATCTCTTTTTGATAGAATATTATCAGCATTCTCAAGGTTCTTTAAGAAAGCCTTGAAGCCTCTAGGCGTTGAGATTGATACTGATATGGATGTAAATGATATAGTCAATCTAATAGCTGGAAACATAAAGAGAGTTCCCGCACATGCGTTTAGACAGCAGCGAGCATACAACGTTAAAGACCTTACTGTTGATGGTACTACAGCTAATGGATTACAGTATCCGTATCTTAACTCAAAAAAATATCAGAAGTTTTTAAACGAAAGAAAGATTTGGGAGAGCAGAAGTAAGCGTATAATTCCACAGGTTGTTGAAGCAACAAATGATTCTCAGAAAGGTAGGGGTTTAATACTCTCAGCGTACAAAGGTATTCAAAAATACATCGAGCCTTTGATGACTGTAGATAACTTTAGGATTCTTGAGACTCAGCGAATGCTGATGAAAGGTAAGAAAGAAGAGGCACATAACTCTGCTCGTATAATAGGGGATGTGTTAAGAACTGCAAGCAAGAAAGAAAAAGCAGAGCTTATAAAGTTCTTTGAAACACCAAATGCATCACCAGATAAGCTTTCTAAAAAGAAAATATCTTATGCTCCATTTGAGTCTGTTCTTAAAGGCAGTCGTCCTGGCCCTAAGAATGAATCAAAGATGACAGTAAGAGAAGGTGCCATAAAAGCTAAGAAAATGATAGAAGATTTAGGTCAGCAATTAGTTGAAGCTGGCGCTCTTGATGCAGACCAGTATCAATCATTGAAAGGCCAGTATCTTCCAAGAGTTTATCTTAAGTATGTTATGAGCGGTCAGGATAGGATTGGTGGGGGATACATGGCAGGATCTATGGGTTATATTAGGTCCAGAAAAGAAGAAGAGTCTGTCTTAGAAGATATTGTATCCGGAAGAATAAAAGATCCAGGTTACCTTGCTTCTAGATACATTGCTATGGCGGGAAGTGATCTTGCTACAATTAACTATCTAAACTTTATAGCCAGTGATCCGTCTAATTCTGGATGGGTTCTACCTAATCAGGTCGTTCAGATAGACGGACTGTCTGGATCTACTTTTTACTTCAAAGATCTTGCTGAAGCAATGAGGAAGAGGGCTTCTATACTTAGAAGTAAAGGCCAAGATGCTGATGCAAAAAGAACTGAAGACTATGCATCAAGGATAGAAAAGGAAGTAGCAAAGTATCCTGAGATATCTAACGCAGATACCAAGAGGTATAGAAAGGTTCCTAATAATGTTAGGTACGGATCAATGCGTGGCATGTATGTTGATAAAAGAATATGGGATGATCTTACACAACAAGGTGTAATTACTTCACAGAACGAAGTGCTTGGAGGTATCCTTAGCTTTTTAGGTAAATTTCAAAAGACATTTAAGTATACTCATGTTCCTATGCAGTTGCCAGCTCAGGGTAGAAACATTGCATCTAACCTTTTTCTTCTTAATAGCGCAGGAGTTCCTGTTCATAGAATTCCTGAATCTGTAAACAAAGCTATTGATAACATTGTTAATAATGGAAAGTATCTTCAGATTGCTAGAAAGTATGGAATAGAAAGCACTACGTTTGCGTCTGAAGAATTAGGTAGCATAGACAGACAGCTTGCACTTCTTAGAAAAGATGAAAAGGGAATGGAAGGGACAATATCTAAGCTAAAGATTGTAATGGATCAGTTTAATGTTTTTGGTAGAGCTTATCAGAAGACTGAAGTGTTATTTAAAGTAGCTAAGATAATTGACGAGATGGAAAGAAAGGGATTATCAGAATCAGAAGCAGCAATGAATGCTAACGAAGCATTGCTTGATTATGGTAACGTTTCTCCTTTGCTTAGAACTTTAAGATCAATGCCTCTAGGGTCTCCCTTCATAACATTTAATGCTAAAGTATTAACTCAGTTAATGAGAAATGTTAAGAACCATCCTGTTGCTAATGCAAAGTTCATAGCTATTCCTTACATTATGTCTGAAATAATGATGGCTCAGTTTGATGAGCTTGATGATGAGGAGCTTGCAGCTCTTAAAAAGTTTGTTCCAGAGTATGCTGAAAATAACTCTAACGTATACTTCCTTCCTTACAAGGATCAAAACGGTAAGTGGGTTGCATTTGATATGAGTTACTTCCTGCCTTGGGGAGCATACTATTCAATAGCAAAGAATCTTGGTGAGGGTGAGTTAGGTGAAGCATTTAAAACTACTGGCTTGCTTGGCGGTCCAGTGCAAGGTTTAGTATCAGGTATGCAGAACATAGATCCATTTACTAAACAACCTATTTGGAATGAATCAGATCCACCTAGACAACAGGCTCAAGATATAATGCACTTCATGGCTTCTTATATGGTGCCTCCAATGATGATGCCTAGAGGTAAAGCTGGAGGAGTTCCTGCGGGAGGCGGACCAGCGTGGAAATCTATGGCTGCTGCAGGATTAATTGAAGGTAACATTGGAAAGGATGGATTAGAAAAATACAGTGGCATGGATGCAATGCTTTCTTGGTTTGGATTTAATACCATGAAGATTGGTCCTTACGAAATGCAGAATAGAGTTTACTGGAAACAAAAAGAAATAGATGATATAATAAAAAGAGGTTGGAAGCTTCTTCAAGACCCTAATCTTAGCGATCAAGATAGGGTTGATATGTATGAGGAGTATAGGATACTACTCCAAGATAAGTATTTAGAACTTGAAGAGTGGATGAAGATTGCATCCAAGGTTCCGAAGTGATATATGTGGAAGTAGAGTGGGTAGATATAATATCTACATCAGGGTGGGAAAAGTCTGAGGAAACAAAGACCCCCATCTTTTGGTCTTATGGATATTTAATTAACCATGATGAAGAAGAGGTTCGTATAGCTACGACCAAAGATGAGGATGGTGAATGGTATGGTTTTACTGTTATGCCTATAGGCTGTGTTAAAAAAATAACCCCCCTAATTAAAGGGGGGACTTTAGGGTTAAACAAATAGAAACATAAGTAATCCAGAAATACATATGTAACTTGCGTAAAAACCAGCAAGCTTTATGATATCAAGAGTCATTTCTAGTGTTCCATTTTTCTATAGCTTTATTCTTTTCTTCTTCATCGTAAGGGTCAAAGTCAAAGGATGTAGCACACTTTGGGCAACCAACAACAAAGCCAGCTAACGAAGCTTTTGACCCGCAAAATGGACAGTCTTTTAGTTTCAAAGGTATTCCCTCAATAGTTTGCGCTGAGTTACAGCATTGATTTCATCGTAGTATCCCTCCCCATCTAGTCCGTTTAAACTAACAACCCCCCTCCACCAAGTGTACTCTGTATCCCTACACCAACTCTCTGAGTAGTGAGGGTGAGAGAAACATCCTGCGCTTAATCCAAATATCTTTTGACCATCAGGTCTAGTTTGTTCTGCATGATTATACAAGTGTGAATGTCCTTGCACCGCTGAGCAGTGCAGTTTAGATACCAGTTGATGACCAATATGTGATGAACTAATTGGCCTTCCTGCAACACCAGAAGTAAAGTAGTGGGAAAATATAATACCTTCAACAGTTAATGTCCTTTTGAATGGTGTTAGTTTCCAACCAAACTTTTCATACTGTAGGTCTTTGATTGAGATAGCTCCCTCTAGTTCAGGCGCTGAGTTAACAGCCCTATCTATTCTATCTTCATGATTACCTAAGCACATGAATAGCCGTGGCTTGTACTGCTTTTCTTTATTTTTTTTCTTCTTAGCGTTAAGCTTCTTGATAGGATCGAACATCTTATTTTGTCCATCAATAACAGATTCAACATCTTTCTTGTATCGTCTTCCTTCAAAACCTTTAGTCCCCTTATCATATGATGAGAGGCTAGGCATATCTGCAAAGTCTCCCAAACATACAATGATCTCAGGCTTGTGCTTTACTATATAGTTTCCTAAAGCAGTAAACCTGTCGCTGTCATACTCAGGTGCAGCATGAGCATCTGGTATGATTAGCATATTTTTATTACCCTTCAATTTGATTCTCCATTTTTGTTTTGCGTCTTGGTTTGGACACTGGTCTATATGGGTACAAAGCACAACTTAGAATCTCGCATCTCTCTACTTGATACCTCATAGACCCCGCCTCTAGTGGATCGTATATACATTCAATACACTTTTCCATAATTGCTTTGCTTCTACTCATTACCCTTTCCTTACTTCTTTGATTAGTATATTAGCATAAGATATAATCTTTTCTAAGTCTGACAGAGGTTCTCCTTTTTTGTCCCATCTGGCAGCATACTTAATAATATTTCCAGAACAGAAGTCAAGCCCATTAGACATAATAAAATCTATTGGTTCAATCTTCATCTTGTAATGGTCGCTCATTATATCCCGCACACCCCACTTAAGCATTGCTCTTCGCTATTGTCCTCATAGATAACACCACGTTTAGCATGAGCTTCCTCATAAGGAACAGAAGTAATAGGCTGACCACCTCTAGCACCATCAGGATATACTGTTAAGCCACGCAATCCTGGCGCATACTTAGCGATAGTCTCTGCGTACTTCATGATTGTATCCTCATTGTTTAGATCACTACCCCAAGCAGGCAAGTTAATTGTACTGCTGATAGCATGGTCAACATACTTCTGTAGTTCATACTGAAACTTTATGCGTCTCTCTGGATCACCCGCTAAGTCTACTGCTGACTCTATGTTTTCTGGTTTGATTCCTCCGTCGATAAGGGCTTGAGCTGTACCGTCGACGACAAACTGATGCTTCCATTTGGTTCCATCCGTAAGATAACGTCTGCGGTAAGCAACGGCGTATATCGGTTCCACTCCAGAAGTAGTCCCTGCGAGGATACTAATGGTTCCTGTCGGAGCAATTGCTCTGTATCCTTTAGGACGTTTGAGAAAAAGTCTGTCGCAGTGAGCGTCGGCTGATCGTTTGCTTTCTGATTCATAAACTCTCATCCATTGTTTAAGTTCATCTGTCATTTCATACTTATGACCACGCTGAAGAAGCCACTCATGCATACCCATAAGACCTAAACCAATACGACTATTTTGCATCCTTACTTTCGAGATTTTCTCGTAAGGAACTTGTGCTCTGATAAGCCCACAAACGAGGAACTTACTAGCAAGATTAACAACATCCCTAAACTCATTAATGTCCCCAACATTAGCCAGATTAACAGACCCAAGATTGCAAACGTCGCTATCATCTTCGCTAGTAATTTCTGTGCAAGCATTACGAAGCGTTTCATTTTGTTTGTCTCCGAAGTTAAACGAGAACCCAGGTTCTCCTGTCATCATAGCCTGCCTGATGTTCTCAACAAACACTGGATTCATCTTATCTTTAAGCCATGCATCATCATAGTTAAGTGATATGTTCATCATATCTAAAGGAGCAGGAGCATTGAAGTCTGCCTTCTTTAGTTCAGCATAGTTAGTACCACCAACGCTGATGTCATGCCAGTTCTTAACCTTTAGGAAGTCATTAGCATCTTCATGTTGCCAGTTCATTGATCCATACAGTGCAGACCTACGGCTACCACCCTGCATTACATTACGTCCAACCTCATTGAGGGTAGAAAGTAGTGGAATAGGCCCAGAAGCAACGCCTCCAGTACGAACCAGTCTGCGTCCTGATGGCCTAGCTTTTGAGATATCAACACCAATGCCTCCCCCTGTCATCAAGCAAGACATAGCACGTTGGGTAACGCCAGCCCACTCTTCTCTACTGTCCTCCTCAAGTCTAAGAAGATAGCAGTTATTGTAGAACCTAGCATCCCTACCTGCATACCATAGATACCTACCGCCTGGGACAAACTTAAAGTCAGAGATATACTGAGCAAGCTGATCTCTCTCAGTCTTATCCATCAAAGGATTCTTTGTTCCATTGAAGTCACCACATACGCTGTTAACTACTGCATGTGCCTTGTCATTCCAAGTCTCATACTCTGTAGATGCGTACTTGTTTTTAAATATATCTTCGCCTAGTTTAGTTTTAAATGTCATTGTATACCTTCGTTAATTACTTTGTTTCCTGTGCTACCAAAACCACC